AAGGTGACGTTCCCTTCATCAATGAAGAGAATAATAGTTATGGGAGTTATTGCAGTCCCGTCGACAAGGTGAATGTCGCACTCTTTTAAATCATAAATTGTACTCGGTAGGGTAGCCATTAAATGTATCCTTTATACTGGCAACTAATTGAATGTTCAATAACTTCTGTGCCTTTATCTCTGCGACCAAGACGAAGGGTGCGAACACCCTCCGTACTTGGGTCACGAGAGATTATTAACACATGATTTGGTATAGGATCTTGGACACAAATACCAGGATTAAAAGCAGCAGATATGTTTCTAGCTTGATCACTTTGCTCATAAGCATTTGAAACAGGAGCGGCAATTGACAGGACATCTACTGTAAATGTAGTCTTCCAATGACCGTGGGTCTGTTCTTTCCAAATGCTTCCGTAGATTCTAAGTTTAGAGTAATTTGTTAAACCCTCTAAATTTAGATTTTCATCGGGAGCAAACACTTTTAATGGAGCGAGGGCTGCGACGAAATGTCTCGTCACAGCACGCTCTATCCATTTATCCCATGTAGGATCAACTTGCGTTGACATAAGCTACTACTTTAAAACTTTGGGTTAAGGTAAAAATGGCTTCTTTAACAGTTCTAGAGTGAATGATTATCCCAGCTTTTGCATCAAGGATTGTCCATTTCTCGATATTATATTTGTTACCATCAAAGATAACAAAATCTTGGAATTTAGGAATGAACGTACCTCTCAAAATAAAGAAACGATCACCAGCTTGGACTTGAGAGCTGAATATATTGTCAACTAACCCGTTCAAATCATAGTGTTCATCTGCTTCAAAAGTTATGGCTTTTGAGTGTAAGGTGGGAGTTTCAGTTTCTGTCTGAGCCCCAGTATTATCATCAAACGTAGAGGTCTTTACAACATAATATGCTGGCAGACCATACGCTTGTTCTAGGCCATATAGGATTGAATCAACATCAATCTTTCGCTGTTTAAGAGTATTAGCCAAGGAAAACCATCCCTCGATTTGTGTCTAGAGTTTTAGTTCCAAACAAAGAGCCAATCGTAACACGATGAGCTTCTTTAAGACTATCATAAGAAATAGTTACACGAATTGCGAAACCATTATCCGCAATAACAGCCGAACGAACACCAACGCCTTCCATTGGAAGTTGCAATGGTCGAGAAACGAGAGTGATTGCTTTACGATTAAAGCCAAAGTTCACATCTCCATCAGGACCAAGATCAATTGCCAAGTTATCAGCAGTATCAGCTACCAGAGGTCGATCCAACATGAATTCGGTTGTTCCTCGTACCTGAGTAACAATGTATTCATCAGCCAATCCAGCAAATGCTAGAAGTTGACCGACTTTGATAGTAACACCACCATCATAAACCATCCAGGTATTCCAATTAGCTGGATAGCCATCAGCAACTGCACCGTGACTTTGAGCAGCAGCAATTGCTGCATTCTGATCAACTGCTCCAATACCACAAAGAACAACAACAGCCCCGTCACCAATAGCATAAGTTGTGGGACGGTTAAGTGTCAAGGTAAGAGTAGTCTCATCAGTAACACGCAGTGGCGTATTGTCACCAGCAACAGTAATATACTGCCAATCAACTGGAGCAACAGCGTCAACAACAATAGTTGTTGAGCCAGCAGCTACCGCACCATCAACAGTTGTTGGGGTACCTACATCCGCACCACTAACACTGGAGCATGAAGAAGATCGAAAAGTTTCGAATCCACCTAAGCGACCAAGAAAAGCGTTACGGACAGCTTGCCCTCCACCACCAACATAATCAGTGGACTGGAAAGTGTTATTCTTCAACATTAGAGTCTCAGAAGCATTGGCCAGCATCATTATGCGGCCTTCATCAGGCACATTGGCTTGATTCAACACTTGACGTGAATCAATCAACCCAGCATAGCCATTGGAGGTTGTTAAACCACCCAAACTCCCAGCAACATTGCCAAGAAAATCACTTGATCGTGCAGCAATACAGCGATCAATCAATCTCACTTGAGCAGCAATTGCTTCAGGGAGGTAAAAGTCGACAAGACTTTGGAAAGCCTTACTTCTTTCTCCATCACCAATCAAGAACGAGACATACACCCTTTGGTCGAGGACCACAGGAATGTTTGTTGCTTGAGCATCTTGAGTAGCAAGATCATCCAGATCATTTTGTTTACGATCTGCAACAAATCCTACAGGAGTACGGGTATGAACCGTGTCCCCCATATTTGCAATCTCGTTTTCGAAGTCTCGATGGACAAGATTTCCCCAAAGGAAATTCTCATACATTAAACTAACTGCTTCTGCTGCCCAAAATTCGGGGACAAAAGCATCATTACTATTGGCCATTTTGTTCTACCTTCCATTTTTTATAGTCTACATGCCACTGAGCTTTATCGGTATACTTATCAGGATCAGGAGCATCAGTCGCCTTCAAAGACAACGTCTTTCCATCACCCCCAGTACCTGCTGATTGGCCGTGGCGGAATAAATTCTTATTCAAACCATCCTCTCGGAGTTTTTGAATAGCTTCCAAGGTCGGTAGAGTTAACGTTGTTGACTTCCCTTCCTCGTTGAGTCCAAGAAACTTTGTCACAGAGACAAATTCTCCCGTGGTCTTACCTTCCTCGTCTTTTTGTTCAACGAGTTCAGTAGCAGGCCGATACATCTGAATAATTTGATCAGCACTCTCGGCTTGACTTTTAGTCGCCCCATCTAAAAGGGCACGTTCAATTGTCGATGATTGGAATAAGTTTCTCCAAACTTTAGACTCTTGATCCTTAGTTTCCAGTTCCTTTTGGAACCCAGTTTGTAATTCGTTCTCTTTCTTAAGAGCTTGCTCTTCTTTCGACAGAACAGTATTTTCTAGTGTTGCGATTTGCTCAGCGAGTTCGTCTTTTTGTTTTTGAGTCATGTTTTTTGACTCTTTTAAAGACTCAAGTTGCGAGAGCAATGACTTATTTGATTCCTTAATAGCATCACGCTCTTTAGCTGTTGTTTCAAGCTCTTCTTTTGTTTTACCAAGTCTCTCACCAATGATTTTGTCAAGTTGCTCTTGGCTAAAAGTTTTATCTACGGGGAGTGTTTCCTGCGTCATCGTTAAATCCTCTGAATATTGATATTGTCGCCTTCTGTTAAGAAGGGTTTGATTAAGTCCCAAGCAATGATACTTGGTATACTGTGTAGTCTAGCTTCTGAAATATAACCAGGTTTACTTTCTAAGGAAACACGATTAAGTCCTAAACGAGCAGAACCTCGAAGCTGATATTCTTGTTCAGGATCACGCCCACGAAGTAGTTCACGGGATATCTCATACGCCGCATATTCTATTTCTACAGGAACGACAACGTCTCCATCACGTGGGAACTCATCATCCTGAGTAGAAACTGTTTTGTCTCCTTCAAATTCTAATCTGTTAATCAATATGGTAGCTCGATTAAGAGCAACGAGTCTCTTGTCTGAAGCACTATCAGCCCAAACATTATCATCATCAAATGATTTTGTTAGGAAGTAAGTGTTTGCGGCTGTTTCTGTACCGTACATTAGTTTTGACCTTTAGTACAAAAATCTATTGAAAATTTCTTTGAGTCCAAGGGATCACCGTGCATAACTCCAATGTCCCCACTTTTGTATTTTTCAACAAGCTCAGGTTGACTAGAGATAAAACTATTAACCTCAAAAAGGTTCACAAAGAAACTTGGTTCCCAAGACAAAGGTTCCGTCTTAACCCAATCAAGAGTCTCAGGGCTAAAAGTTTCTGAATAGTTCGGTTGACCTTGATCAATTTTAATTATCTGAATCATCAATCTCTTCTTTTTGGTCGCCACGTTGATTCTCAGCTATTGCTGGACCGGTATCTGTACCTCTATTGGCATTAAAGCCAATTGATTGTGCCTTCTGCATCTCAGCTAGTTTCTTAGCATGTTCCTCTTGAGCTTTAGGCACTACTGTTTCTCCATCGAAACCTAAACCGTTTGACGCTGTAACTAAATCAACAAGACCTAATTCAACAGCACGCATTAATACGTCAGGAGCAACAGTAAGAGTGTCTGCTTGATCTATTTCTGCATAAATAGTGGCCATTTCCTCACTCGACAAACGGTGACCGTAGATGCGTTCAGCAATTGATTTATGTGTTTGACGACGAAAAGTGTCTGACGCAACGAGCATACCTAAATCACTTTGTTCCTTAGCTTCTTCCCGTCGTTCAGCATCGCCTTTCAAGTCATAACGTTGAGGATACGATATTGTTGGCGTATCGTCATTCATGTAAAGAGCAAAGATATCGGCTATCTGCTTCTCACCACGTTCAAGGACTTGACCAATAGCTGACAGTCCAGCTTCTAATGGTCGATCATCATATTCTTTTGAATCAGCAGCTTGACGACGTGGATTCTGACTTGCTACATTTAAATGGACTTGCCTTCTAATTTTAGCTTCTAGTGAAGCTATTTTTTCCATTGATGCTCTGAGATTATCTGCATTAGGTGAAACAAATCCTGGGGCTCCACCTGATACTTTTCGTCCAGTAGATATTCCCGCTGTTACCGATTTCTTTTGCTTCATGTGTTTAGGTTCATCTTGGCCCTCTCTTGCCGTACTGAATTCATAATACACATGGTAGTTACCTTCAATAGCCATTCTTAAATCATTTGAGTGTAAGTTTAAGAGAGCTTTCTGTATCTCTGCAACATTCATCATCATTGGACGAGATGTTTCAAACAATACAAAGGGTATTTTGTCTATTTCTAGGGTGATTGGTTTTGATTGAGTGATTGTTGGTTTCTTATTAAGTTCAGAAGTTACACTCTCAGTGTAGTAAGTGACGACACCGTCAGTATCTTCGAAAACTAAATCATTAAATTTGACTTTTATTAATTGATTAGTTTTTGCTCTTACTAATTCCTCAATATTCTCCCTAGGAATAACTTGAAGAAACGGATGTTTGTTTCCAGCAGTTAATTGATTCGAACCAAGCTGATCCTCTGTAAAATTATCAACAAAAACACCAACTTGACCCATGACTAAAAGTTCAAGAAGAACTAATTCTCCCATAAATGTGTTCATGTCTCGATAATCAAAATCAACTCCTCCTAATTCACCGGACATTACTTGCGTATAGAGTTTACTTCCACCTATCCGAGAGACGTCGACTATACGTTGGAAGATACTGTTCTTAATCTCATCAATAGCATCAGCAGCATCTGTTGGGCAGAAGGTGAGGTTTTTTCTTCTAGCAAACTCAGAATCTGATTCCTTAGAGGACACTTTTTCTAAGTAGCGATCAATGAATTGACTACCTCCAATATAGGCGTATCTCCATAAATCAAAATCATTACCTGATGTTGAAAATAAATCAGAAAAGGTCATGAATGTCTCCGCTTCCTTTGAAGATAGCAAATGGTAAAGCTACTTCTGAGTAAACTCTAGCGTGAGCAAAGTGATCTGGTCCGTTACTTACGTATCGCCCAACTGGCTCTCCCCAACGATTGTCCTTATAGCAACGAACAAGAGCTTGAATATGGTCAGAGAATTCCATAGAAATATCATAAGGTATCTTGCCAGTCCCATTCATAAAGCGACCTGTCACGATATCTAGCCAATTTGTTCGATTAACTTGAACTAAACCTGTTTCTTCATCAATTTTAACTTCCCCGCCTTTAAGACCCTCCGAATAATCACACATCCAAGCACAATGGCCTAAGAGTTGAAGAAGTTGAAGAGCTATCCTTCGTTCAGGCTCGCCGTCTATGACTAAGGAATGACACTCGTACTCATTAAAGAGAGCAATCACTTCCTTAACGTCCCAAGCACCACCCCCTGTAGTTGTTTCTTTTAATAGGCGAGGTTCGTAACATTGATTTGGCTTGCCGATTCGGAATACCTCATCCCATTCGTCGATGACAACATGGAAGACATTACCTACATCAACTCCCATCGTGCGGGGGCGGTGACTAAGGGCTTTCTTAGCTTGACTGTAGCCACCTTTACAATCGTCGATTTGCTCCCACTCAACTTTGGCTCCTGAGACTATATGAGCTTTACCTGCTTTTGAGTTGTATAACTCTTGTTCTCGCGTTTTACTTGTCCGTGAAAGAATAATTGATTTTGCCCATTCGACTGAAGTGCCACCCTCGGCCATTGAGTAGAGTTGATTCGTTGAGAAGCCCTGTTTCTCACGGAGTTCTTTTTCAAAAACATAGTGGCCGGTACCGCCGAAATCTTTAGATTTGAGAAAATCAACTTTAGACTCGTGAGGAAGTGTAGCTTGACATTCATGACAAAAAATTCTACTTCTTGAAAGATCATCATCTAGTGACTCGCCGCATAGTTCGAAGTTCCTTGGATAGTCTAGGTTTATGAGTTTCGAACATGACGGACACTCAAAGAAATAGAGCCCTTTATTTGATTGAGTGTATTCAAGGTCAATGCCGAATCCTGGAATCGTTGGTGTTGACAACTTCAATAAGGATGTCGTTCCTTTCTTTTGGCCATCCTTTCTATGCTCAACTAATGAGACTGATTCTTCTGGCATCTCATCTATTTCATCCAGGATTAATAAACCAACAGGTATGGATTTAAGGTCCGCTCTCGACCTCGCTCCTCGTATGTAGAGGGAAACAGCTCCTGCCTTCTTAAGGCCAACATTGTTAGTTCCTGAGAAAATACCCTTAATATATGGACTTAACTCTAAAGCATCATCGAAACGACTTGAAAAGTCTGATGCATTCCCCCTAGTAGGCAAGCCATATAGTACGCTCTTACGGTAGTGGTCGATAGCATAAAATGCTTCATTGATTGCCCATTCAGTAAAGCCAAGTTGAGCTCCTTTACGACAGACTCGATGCTTATGCGTTGAGGTATGAGGCTCATAGAGCCAAGGATGGTAAGTAAAAGACCAATCCCCCTCGAAGGGTTCGCCCATGATTCTACGTTTACAAGCCCACTCTGCACAATTAGATATCGTGCCGCGATCTAAACGCTGATTGAATCGAGTTAAGAGTTTTTTACTCTTTAATGTAGCATTCAACGTTTGCAGGCCCAGTTAAAGTAAAGTTAGTTGCGATGTTTTCGGCAGGAAAAATCCTAGAGAGACCGTCAGCTATTGCAATTGATTTAGTTGTTTGAATGTCAAGCACAGTAACAGACCCGCCGTTGCCAGTTATAGTGGCTTGGACTACGTTTCTAACTCCATGCTTCTCAAAAAGAGTTTCTCCAGCGTACGTCTCTTGAAAGAAACGCAATGTTTTTGTAATAGGTAATGGCATTTTTTCTCCTTTAGTCTGCGAGTCCAGGATGAGCCGCTTAAGGTG